AGTAAATCGAAAACTTCTTGTTTTGATAAGCTTTTAGCTTTTTCAGATTTTAAATCCATAGGATAATTATAACATACAATTACTTAAAAGTCAAGTAATATTTGTTACATAGCCCCTGGAGGTAACTCACCTTCCATTTGAGGTTGTAAAAGATCCTCTTCAAGAGGTGTAGCTTGTTCAATTTGCATCTCTTGTTGAACTTGGTTAACAAGCTTTTGAGTTTCAGCTTGTTCAAATATAGCTGCATTATCTTTAATAAATTCATATTTCTCAAAGCCCATATATTCTTCAACCATCTTAGCAAGACGTTTAGAAGAAACATGCGGAGCAATAGCTTGTCCCATAGGACTATTAAAGATACCAAGCATATTCTGAATAAGTTGAGCTCTAGCTGCAAAATGTCTAGCTCCGATAGGACGAAGCTTACCTTTAGCAGTAATATCATCTTTAGTAATAGAAATGAAATCAGTTACACCAAGGTCATCATCCATTACTCTAGATATCTCAGCTATATCCATATTACGTCTAGCCATCTCTAACATAGTATTAAGAATTGGCTCTAAGAACTCAATTTCAAACTTATTAATCTTATGTTGGAATATACGTCCAGCTGCATTCTGTAATTGTTGTACTTCAAATGCTGTTTTTTCACCAGGACTACGGATACCCATAGCCTCTTTAGGAGCTCCAGCCATTTCTTCCATTAGTGCTAGTAAAGCAGCAATCTCATTGTTTACTTGGAAAGCGGCAGCATTAGGAGCTAACATCTCTACAGCACCATCTTCTGGGATGTGGATAGTAGTCTCAGGACCCCATTCAAAAGGTTCTACATCTCCTTTAACAACCATAGGAGGATGAATAGTCAGATCCATAGCATCGGCTTTTAAGTTCTCCAAATGATCAATACGATATTGTAAACCTACAAGGTTGTCTAACGGACCCATACAATATAGATTATCTGGTCTTTCTCTCCAACCTACATGATGTTTTGTATCACGACCTAACCAAGATGGATTCTCAATATTACGGATAATATAACTTCTATCAATAATAGTAATAATTCTACGCTCTAATAGATCACCTTTAACTTCATCATAAAGGTCTCCTTCAAACTCGAGGATTTCTACTAAACCTGATTGGTAGTATTCTTGAAGAGACCCAAAACCATCTACACTAAAACCTTCAGCTTTATTAATATCTTCCATTTTAAATGCTGATATATTTCTACGTACAGCTATGGCTTTTTCAAAAGCTGCTTCATCGTAGTTTAAATCAGGACGATATTTAATATCTTTCTTAAGTTCACCAACAGATTTAACATATCGTGTAAACTTTGGAGACTCTTTAAAAGTTCTAGCTGTAGGATTAAATACAATATCAAATGGAGATATACGTTCTAGTTTAGGACCTTGATATGTTGTAATCTCTTGATCTGTGTATTGATCTCTATGCTTTTCATTTACATAAATAACATCAGCAAAACAATTACCATAGTCAATGTAATCATAAAGAAGTTGAGAAATCGTTTCTCTAAAATTAGACTCTCTTAACTTAGTCTTAATATAAGATTCAATAGCTCTACGTTTGTTATGAGTAGAAGCTTCTAGATTATAACCTTCCCATTTAACCCAGTCATCATTAGGGAATAGAGCATCCATATAGTTGGCATGAAGGTTATCTCTAATTTGAGTAAGTTTAGGAAGTGTTGTTTTATTCTTCCAAGGTAATTTAGAATTGGTAGTTTTAGTAGTATCTGTAGCAAATAGGTAATTACGAAGCTCTCTCCATTCTACTTCTTTATCATCACGTTGAATCCACCAATTATTGTAAAGACCTGCTAAACGTTTTGCTAGACCTTCTCTATCCATTAATTGTCTTAGTTGTGCTACTTTCCCTGCCATAATTTTTCCTTAATAAGAAACACCACCGAAGCGGCTGTGAGTAACTATATTTTTACCTATTGAGAATGTTCCAACTCTATTCTTAGGTATGATTGCTATTGAGATAGCATTAGCTAGTGCGTCTTTAATATCGTCATGTGGAGGATGAGCCATTACTAACTCTTCTTCTAATGACTGACAATTACCACCTTTGTAGTGCCATATTTGCATGTTATCATACTTAGGTTCTAGTACAGCTGAAACACGTTCAAACTTATCACCTAAAGACCTAGTAGGTCTAAATTCATCAATTGAAAGAGGTATACCATTAGGTTTAAGGTAACTCTCTTTTAGTTCTTTTACAATTGTTTGTTGAGCTACAGTAATCTCAGCTCTAATCTTTCTAAAGCCCCACTTTTCCCAAGCTTTTACTATGTGCTCATAGTAATCTACAATTCTGTCAGTTTTAAATCTATCTATATCTAGAATATAGTAATTACCTTGATGATCAACACCAATCGTAACTAAGGCTGTATAGTCAGCTTTTTTACGAAGAGAGAAAGCAAAGTCAATAGCAGCATAAATATTAAGCTTCCTATCTCTAATATACCAATCCCCTTCTTTATTCTGAAGTATAGATTTATCAAAATACTGAAACTTCTCTGAGCTAATCCTTGCAACATCTTCACTATTTGGATTATTGTAGTATTGTGCATAAAATTGTGTAGCATCAATGTATTTAGCTTTAATTCGTGCTAGTTCTTTATCATCAAACCCAAATCGTTTACCATCTGCACGAGTTTGTTTAGGCCAGAGGAACTCTCCATTAGTCTCAACTACTCTTTGAAACAACTCATAAACTTCTTCTTCGGAAGTAATATCACCATCATCACCATAGATAGTTTCTTTCATAGCTACCATGGTATCATATATATCTTTTGGATGGTACCTAGTACCTACAACCCACTCTCTCGCTCCTGGATTTTCAATGGAAGCAAGTTGAGAATAAGCTGCCTCAACTTTCTCACGACCATCAGCTGTATAAGCGTTCCCAGGTACAACAATGTCGTCAAGAACAACAACGTCAGCATGAAAACCTGTGGTATTAGATGTAAGACCAACAGCTTTACAGGTTGCATCTCGAATCCCTTCTAATTTACGTTGAGGGTGATCAACAGCAATTTCAGAAACTGCCCATTTCTCACGTTTACCTTCTTCTGGATGAATCATCTCAGGCCAGTACCTACGATAAATAGGACTATCTATAATCTGTTTAATAGCATATAACTGTTTCTCAGCTAGATCAGCTGTAGCAGAGACATATAGAATCGTTGTTTCTGGATATTTAGTAATCCACCAAGCAGTTCTATATGCAATCAACTTACTTTTCATGTGTCCACGAGGAAGTAAAACTAATTGGTTGTTCTTAGCTTCAGAACGAGTCCACCATTGAATTAGTTCTTCATGAACAGCTCCTAACATCAAGTGTGGAGCTACAAGTTTAATAAAGATTGACAAGTCTGCTTCTGCTGACTCTCTAATCTGATCTAATTTATCTTTCATTATCTATATCTAGCTGCTTTTTTAGCTACATTCTTTGGCTGTGCTACAAACTGTTTACCTTTTCTATTACCTTCTGCTTTAGCTCTATTAGTAGCAGCTTTTTCAGCTGGACTTAGAGCTTTCCAAGCAGCATCTGGTAGATATCTTTTCTTACCTTTAGATGGAGTACCATCAGAAGTTCTCCACTTTTGCTTAGTCCAGTTTTTTAAAGACTGTTGTGACTTAGCTAAAGCCATTATTTATAACCTCCACCAGCTTTTTTATACTCACGAGCTAACATCTGAGCTTTACGAGCTGACCATTCACCTGGATCTCCACCCTTACTACCAGCTTTAATCTTATTAAACAGACTTTTTCTTAAAGTAGGTTTAGTGTAGTTACCAGCTTGATTAACTTTAGACTTAGGTTTTTTTACCATTTTACTTTATCCGCCCAGTATGCAGCTGACATTTTACCTTTAGATATATTACTCGCATGGCGAGCTTTAAAAGATTTCTGTCTAGCTTTTTGTTTAGCAGTTTTAGGATTAGATCCAGCACCACTTACTCCTTGTTGTCCAAAGCGAATAAGCTTTTCTTTATCTCCTACTTTAGCTAATACAGCATGACTCTTAGTAGGGTGACCTGGAGTACGTTTAGGTTTGTTATAACCTGAAAACGTCTCACTGCCTTTTTTAATAGCCATGACTATTTCTTTTTGCTTTTAGCAGGTTTAGCCATCATCTTTTTACCTGATTTGCTTGCTGCTTTTTTAGCTGCTGCCATACCTGATTTAGTATAAGCGTATTTCTTTCCGTTTACCATTGGCATAATATTCTCCTTTAATTAAAGTTTTTAGTTCCACTACCATTTATTACTAACGCTTGTTTACGAGGTTTAGAACCCTCTTCACAAAAACTAATGTGTATCCAACGATCAAACTCCAAAATAACTTGATCATATGGAATATCACTTGATATAATCTTTTTAATAATGTCTTTAGGTGTTCCAAAGGATGGACAGATAATATCTGCCGCCAATCCTTTCGTGTGTTGACTTGTCGGTTTGCTTCCAAGTAGGTTATTAACCAAAATAGACCGATAGCCACTATTAACAATAACAGGTTTTCCAAGTAAGGTTCTGACACGTTCTAGTCCTTCAGCTAAAATTTTTAGATTAGTTAAAATCAAAGGGCTAGCTGGAGTATTGTCTATTCCGTGCCTATCTGCTAGTTCTGATGCTGTTAATTCTTCAAGCGTAAAGTGCTTTGTTAATTTCATTTCTTCTTAATGTAGAATAAACTTCTTTCACCAAATAGATAGAAACCAACTGCACTTGCAAAGTTATCGACTTCTGGTGTTGATGTTCCATTTAAGTGCATAACAGCCCAAGTAGTCAATACTAGTAAACCAATAGCTGGACGCATGAGTCTTACAACTGCTTCTACCCATAGATATGAAGGATTACCTCCACCAGCTTCATTCATGACTTTAAAGAACTCTAAGTCAATTTGTTTCATCTGAGCATATTGTTCTATAGTAGCTGGTTTAAATTGATCTGGTGCTACAAATCTGTTAATTAAAGACTTGCCTAGATCTACTGCTAAAGGGCCTAAAGCTGCTAATAAAGTTATTGGGTCCATATTATTTGAATAAGTTATTTAAAAGTAATACAATGACTGTACCAAAAGCACCAAGAAGTATTTGTTCTAATCGTTTTAAACGAGCATTAATCTGCTCATAACGCATAGCACAGATTTCTTCGTGTGTACTTAGGCGATGATCTACGTCTTGGATGTCAGGCTTGGTCATTTCTGTTAGTTCCATTTCTGATTAGTAACAATCTTAATAAATTCTTCTAAGTATTCACAAGCAGCTATCTCAGCTTCAAGTCTATCTGCTTCAGCTACAATCTTAGCTCTTTCAGTCACAATCTTAGATGGAATGTCGATATTACGTTCTACTTTACGAATAACATACCAGTCTGTTTGT